CTGTAGGTGTTGTAGAAACTGTTTGTTGAGCTGCTTTTACAAGTATTGATGGGCTAGATGCATCATCTTCTATAATAGCTTGACTTGAAAGGTAGAGGTCTTTGAATCTAGCGTTTGAGAAACCTATATCAATTTGAGCATCACTTTCTGCACCTGCTCTCATAGGCGTAATTACAGCAGTACCAAACTGAAGACCTGAATGGTTTGAAACAGAGCCACCTATGGTAAGGTTGTTAGTATTTATAACACCAATACTTCCAACATTAACTGTATCTTTTTGAAAGTTTAAAATCTCTCCATTGCTTGATAAACGATTTAGACTTAATGTAGTACCTGCAATAGTAAATGCACCATTGCCTCCTGCGTATGCACGAAATCCAGCAGATGAATTACCTCCGCTTGTAGTACCCACCAACAGGTTACCTGATGATGTGATTCTCATCTTTTCTGAATTATTTACAGCAAACCTTGTATAAGTATTTTCATAGTTCCAAATATTTAAACCTTGGTCTCCTGCTATGCCCAAGAACATTCCATCAGAACCGCTAGTCGTTCCAGTTGTTGCATCTGTTAATAATATTCTAGGTGTTGTTGATTTATGAACGTGCAGACTTTCATTTGGCGAACTTGTGCCTATGCCAACTTTTCCTGCTCCATCAATTACTAAATGGTCTGCTGAATTAACAGAACTGAGTATAAGACTTTGACCGCCACCAACTTCTCTTGCTTCAATTTCAGAAGTATTAATAGAGGTTCCTAATTTAATTAACGTGCCACCCGCTTTAGATAAGTGTAACTGTGAACTTGGCGAACTTGTACCAATTCCAACGTTTCCTGACCCTAAAATGCTTAATGGCGTAACTGCTCCACCACGCATTTTAAATTCAATACGGGCATTAGAAGCGTTATAGCCATCTTCAAAGGTTGTAACAAGTTCGCCAGCAGAAGCCCTAGAAATACTAAAAGGGTACGCAGAAGACCCAAATGATAGCTTTTCATTAAACGGTATTGAAAGAGTTTCCCAAGGCGAAGTTGTCCCCAAGCCCAATCTCTCAGCACTAGCATCCCAAAATAAACCTTGAGTTGAGCCTGTATCGTCATAGAAGGAGATGTCTCCGCCTGAGTTAATTGCTAATCTTTGAACATTATTTGTATATAAAATATGGTCATTATCAGAATAATAACGAATACCTCCATAGTCAGCACCACCAGCTATTTTTCTTGTGTTTAATGCACCTACTTGAATTATTCCATTCGTGCCATCACTTACAGTCAACCCATCACTTGTAACTGTTCCTGTTACGTCTATGCCTGTATCATCAATACGAACACGTTGTGAGGGTGCTGTTGATATATTAGCACTTGTATTAAGTGTCATATATGGCTTAAAGTTAGAGCCATCTCTTACAACATTTACAGAACCACCTGCTCCTGAAGTATTTGCAACTTCAAATGTAATACCTGCACCATCTGTTGTACTACCTGCTGAGTTTGTTAATTTTAATAATGAATTTGTAGTTGAGCCTGTATCTTTACGAGCTTCTAATCCATCAGCAGTAACTGTTCCTGTTACGTCTATAGCACCTGAATTGATAGTGCCAACAGTTATATTTGGAGTACCTGATAAACCTATTGCAGTTATACCTAAAGCATTTATTTCAGCTTGAGTTTGATCTGTGGTTGCACCTGCTTCTATGCCATCTAGCTTAGTTCCATCTGTGGCTATGTCTCTACCATCAACTGTTCCTGTGGCTGATATGTTTCCTACAACTGATAGCTTTTCACTTGGATTTGATAGCCCTATACCAACCCTACCATTAGCAGGAACATAATTTAATCCATTTCCTTTTGTTACCCAACCACTAAATTCACTATAAAAAGCCACATAGTTTCCTACACCACTTCCAGTTCCGTTATATTCTAAAATAAAGTGATTTACATCACTTTCACTAAATTGTATTTTTGGTTGATCACCTGAATCGTCAACTAATAAAAGAGTTCCATCTGTACTTGTAATGCTACCAGTTGTACTAATAGCACCCGTTACATTTAAAGGATGAGAAAAGTTAAAACTATCGTTAGCTGTATTCCAAGTTAAGGTGGCATCTTGGGTAGAACTTACAGCATCTTGAATGGTAATACCTGCACCATTTGCATTTGCTGATGTATCACCACTACCATAGTTAAGAGTAATGTTTTTGTCTTTTACATCTAAGTTTGTAGTATCAATTGTTGTGGTAGTACCTTGTACATCTAGGTTGCCTTCTATTACAACATTAGATTCAAAAGTAGCATCATCTTCAAATGTTTTAGAACCTCTTACTGTAGTTCCTATATCTAGTGTAAATGTGGCATCACCTGAAGCAAAAGAAGCACCACCTGTAAGACTGCCACCTGATGTATTTATAGTTACACCTGTTATATCTCCTGCACCAGTATCTACAACTGCACCATTCCAATATAAAGAACCGCCTATATTATAAAGTTTGTTAGTAGTAGTAGATGGTGCTGAACCTTGTGTTACCTCAACTATAGGTGTTGTTGTAGAACCCGCTATTGTAGTTTTAGATAATTCAACTCTTGATAAATCATTCTGACTTGCATCACTTGAAAAATATAATTTAAGTGGTGTAGTTGTTTTTGCTTTTATACCAACAGTAGGGTTTGTAATAGTAGTTTCGCCACTTATTGTATAAGTTGTTTCAGGTGTTCCTGAAGATACATGACCTGTTGTCCAGTCTCCATCAAGTTCAATAAAACTATCATTGTATGTAGCATTTATATCATTACCATAACGAATTTTAAAACTTCCTAACGCATTATCTTCATCACCTAAAACTATTGCATTACTTGCTGAAGATGTTATGTACAAACTTACATCATCTTCATCTCCATTTCCTAAGTAAAAATAATTAGTATTACCACTTGCGTTCCAATAGAACTTGCCTTCTAAATCAAGTTGATTATTTATTTTAAAAAAGTTGCCATCTTGCCCAGTTGTTGTTCCATAAGCAACTAAGGTAGACAAATCTTGTCCATCAACTGTAATCACACTTGCATCAAGTGTTCCTGTAACACTAGCATTAGTAACATTTAAAGAAGTAGCAGTAATATTTCCTGTTACAGTTGCACTTGTAGCAGTCATAGCACCTGCTGTAGTTACTACAAAAGCACCTGAGCCTATGTTTAAACTACCAGCATCAATATCGCCTAGATCACTATTTATAGCAGCTAAATCAGTAACAGTGATTTTATCTGCACCAATAGTGCCTGAAGTTATATTATCTGCATCTAAGTTAGTAACAGTAATAACTGAAGCATCAATAGTTCCTGCTGTAATTTTGTCTGCTGTTAAAGAGTTGATCTTTGCATCAGTAACATTGCCATCTAGTATCTTGGATGTTGTAATCGCATCATCTGTTATCTTATCTGTAATAACAGCATCATCTTGTATATCTGCTGTAGCTGTTGGTGGGTCACCAATAGTAAACGACTTTACAACAGCATTAGACTCAATACCAACTCCATTGAAAGAAGTTATATTTGCATTGTAATTACCTACAGCAAGAAAACTTAAATCTACGCTATTTGTGTCAACTAGTTTGCTAAATACTTGTACTGGCGGATTTGCTGTATCAACTACATCTACCCTATATTGCCTTACTGGAAAATCAGTTGGCTCAGTCCAAGTTAAAGTAGGTCTATTGATTGATGAAGAATCTGTGTCTGTGAATACAATGCTACTTGCTTCAGGTGGATGTAAAGCACCTATGCTTGGTGGGTGGGCTATTATTTCTACTGGCTCTTGAGCTGGTACTTCCCATGTATAAACATCAAAATATTCAATTAAGCTAACAGATACAAGTCCATTTGACTGTAGTTCTAATGCTTCTACCCTACAAATCTTTACATTAAAACTTAAAGGTAAATAAGTAAGATCAACGATATCACCAACGTTAAGTTTATACATCTCAGGAGTTCCTAAGAACTGCATGGTGGTCTGATTTCTGCTTCTAGTTAAGATAGCCTTACCCATGTTATAAGCAATGTATGGGTCTGTTACATAAGGGAATTCAGCTTTAACCTCTAGCACCTCACCATCATCTGAATAATACTCAGGTGAAGCATCATGTAAAACAGTAGCTGTATCTAGTTCATATTTCTTATTAGCGTTAAAGAATTCAATGACAACCTTGTTAGCCTTTTTATCTTTATTACCATAATCAACTGATATACCAGCATCAGCTATGATGTGGTCATCTGTAATGCTAAATGTAGATGTTCCTGTATCTTCTATTTGTAATTCATATTTGCCATCAATATAAAGAAAGATACCTCGCATATTTGCAAGAAGCTCTTTAGCGTTATCCATGACATTCTTATTAGTGTCAATATAACCATTGCAATGAAATCTTTTAACTTTAGCTCTAGCGTTTCCTGCTTCATTTGTATAACTGTTTGCTAAAACATCATCTATATATAACCTGTTTTCTTGTACAGAATCATAGTATTGATATCTTGTAGAACCTGTAATAGTTACAGCATTAGAAAATATACTTGTATCAGTAGAATCTCTTATATCTATAACTTCATCTACTTTGTTTTGCCACCAGTCATCATTATCATTAATAACAATAAAGTCATTGCCAGCAGTACCACTCCAAGTTAAGTCTTGATAAGTATCATTATAATAAGGTTGGTCTACTTCTACTTCACATTTAGTTGCAGCAGCACTAATGGTAGTCATATTGATTTGTGAAGTTGCTAAACCTTTACCATATTCATCATTTTGTATGTAATCTAAAAAACATAAAGCTGGGTTAGATGACCATTTAGTAGAGCTATCTCTTGGGTCAAAAACCTTTTTACCTTTAACCTGTACTGTTATTTGTGGAACACCTTTATACATTCCTTTTTTATCGTAATCAAAAGAAGCTGCTATGTAGCAAATACCGTTTAACTTATGATTGGTAGTCCACTCAGTAGGTATGGATGCTCTGAGCATAGGGTCTGCTGTTTGACTTGATGCACCATGATGCAAGTTAAATACAAAAGAATATCTTAATGCTGGATTAGTTCCTAAAGTACCTGCGTTTGAGTATTGATTATCACCAACTTGAGATGCAGTATTTAATGGTTGGTGATGACTAAATCCAGTTTGACCATTTCTATCTGAGCCTACATAACCACCGCCTTTATAGATATTGCCATCTAAAATACTATTGCCATCTATCTCAATAGTTCTACCAAGTATCTCTTCACATTCACCAACTGATATTGCATAAACAACAAACAAATCTTTTGATCTGTTTTGTGCTGTGTCCATATAAACAATTTGAGCACCAACCCTTCTTGTTCCATATATGACTGGTATCTTACCACCAGCAGCAGTTTTGTTAGCCATGATGTCTTGACCTTTAGCTAACATCTCCTTGGCTTGTAAGAATCCTTTAACGCCTACAGCTGTGGTGTATACAAAAAAAGCATTTTTAAGATTAAAGCCACCAGCCCAACCCACTTGTTGTATTTTATTCCATACAAATTTACCAACAGCTTTGAAAAAACTACCTATCATTAGCTACCCCACCTTACGTCTGATTTTACTTGTGTGGCAAACTCTAAACCTCTATCACCTGTATAAGCTGATTTCTGAGATTCATCTGAATAATGTCTGCCTTTTGTTAAGTTCCAATTTGCCCAATGAGAAGAAACTGTCATGCTTAGTAAAGAATCTTCAACACTTTCCGCTACAGACACGCTTCTAATTTGCCCTGTAAAATAATTTATAGCACCTACTAAAGTTTCACTATCGTTAAAGTAAGCTAAATATATCTCTACTGTTTTATCTGTAAATGCACCGCTTTGTACCAAACCTCTTACTTGGTTAGTAACATTTGAGAAACCAAGATTGATTTCATCTACTTGCAATTGCCCTGTTTCTGTTATTGAATCTACTGTTAAAAAAGAACCACCAGCTTCATAAGAATTAGAATCATAAGTAACATCTGAATACCAGTCAGTTAATCTTATGGTTGTAGATAAGCCTAATTCAACAAGAAATGCTGTTTTGGTTTCTGCTGCTGATACTTGTGTTTGTAAGTCTGTTGATAAACTTCTTGGCATTATGTTATTACCTCTCTAACATCAAATGAAATGCTGTAAAAACCACTAGCATCTGTACTATACATAATATCATTATTCTCAAGATATACAGTAAAAGATGGCTTGTTTACAGTAACTTCTTCATTATCTGCTAAAGAGCTAACAAGATTTGGAGATATTTTTACAGCAGATTGACCTACTGATGCATTTTCATTCTCTTGCACCATATATACTTTTGAATGATTTTCAAATTTAATTAGATCACCAGCCTTAAGAACACCTGTAGTTGCTGAAAAACCATCCATGTTTACAGTCTCAGCACCTGCTGAATGTGCGGTGTTTACAAGTATGTCTGTTTCGTTTTTACTTGCACCTAAATTATCTAATGGTGCTTGTATTTCAAAATTACCAATAGCACCTTTTTGTTTTTGTAAGAAAGCAAATATCTCCTGTGCTTTCTCTTGTTGTATTGGTGGCATTTGAACTGTGAATGAAAAATACTGAGAGCCTATTTGTCTTGCAGACTTTTTGCCTGATAGGGTTTGATTCAGTAATGTAGGTCTATTGTCTTGAAAGTTTATTGACCTAAAGTTTGGGTCTGTTGGAAATGTCTCTATTGGCATTATACTATTCCCATTTTGCCTTGAGTATTCATGGCGTTGTTAATTATTTGTGTTATCAATCCCTTTCTTGATGATAGCAACTGGTCAAATCCAGCAGCATCAACTGTTGATATGTTGAAGTTTACTGTAGCACCCATTCCCTGACCTTTAGTGTGATCTACAACTGTTTCATTAGGGTGTAGTATTGCTGGAAATCCACCTCTACCATCTATACCACCAGCCCTTGCACCCATGCCTGTATAACCACCACCTTCATTACTTGATTTAAAGAAGTCTCCAAAACCTGAAAAAAATGATTCAGCACCTGAAGTAAGTGGTTTAATTATCATTTGCTGTATAGCAATTCTTGCTAGTTGCTCAACAACATAAGTGGCAAAACTTTCAAATTCTAACTTTCCTGTTTTGAGACCATCAACAATAGCATCTTCAAACTTTTTCATTGTGTTTACTGCTGTTGTTTGCATTGTTTTATCTATGTCTTCTAATGTAGCTTTGAATACTTGTATGGGGTTTAGGTTATCAGTTAAACCACCTTTTAATGATTCAAAGAATTTATCCGATGAGCCAACACCACTTTGAACCGCAGCAATTAAATTGTCTATGTATTCTAAAGCAGGACTTTTAGCAATATCCCCTCCATATAATTGCTCATTCATTTCAATTATAGATGTTCTCACTTTTGCAATTTCAGCACCAATCTCAAAAACACCGCTAATAGAGCCTTTGTTTATATCAAAGAAAAGTTTGTCATCTCTTTCCAATGCTTTTTGTAAATCTTCAAGATATTGAGTTGATTCTTGTATTTTTGCGTTTATTTTTGTGCTTTCATCTGCAATATCACCAAAAATAGTTTTGCCTATTTTTGTATTTGCAAACTCCATAAACCTTTCTTTAGTGTTATCAATAAAAGAATCTATAGCTATTATTGCTGTTCTTATAGCTTCCAATATTGAAACAGCTATTGTTTGACCTAGTGTTTGAAAACCTCCAGCAGCATCTTTGTTAGCGGTTATTGTTGCACCAACCTTTTCTGCTATTAGTTGTAGTGCTGGAACAAATGCTGAGGTTATATTATTTGCAAATGCACCTATTTGTAGTTTTATTACTGATACCGTATCATTAAATTTTTCAACACCTTTGATGGTATCTTTATCTAATATAATTCCAAGATTGTTAGCTCTATCAATAAATGTTTGAATACCGTCAGCACCATCTCTAAATATTTCACTAAACTGTATACCAGCTCTACCAAATAAATTAGCTAATGCTGTAGCTCTTTCAGCTTCAGAGCCAAGCTCACCTAACCCTTCAGCCACATCAAATAAGATTTCTTCATAAGTTCTAAGCGTTCCATCTTGATTTTTTATTTCTACACCTAAATCTCTAAATATATCAGCTTGAGTTTTAAGTCCTCTACCTGCATCACCTATTGATCTAGCAAATTTTTCTAAGCCTTTTTGAGTTTGTTCTACAGTAGTTCCTGACTCAATAGCAGCTAATTGAAATGCTTGTAATGTGTCGGTAGCTATACCTGTTCTTGATGCTGTTTTACCAAGAGTATCAATGTAGTCAAATGATTTTTTAGTAAATAAAGCTAAACCTACAGCAGCACCAGTAGCAGCTAAACCTACTTTGGCTACACCCATACTAGCTTTACCAGCTACAGAGCCAATCCCAGTTAATCCTTTAGTAACACTACTAAAAGCTGCTTTGGTTTTATTTACTGCGGTTAATTCAAACTTTACTTTTTTATTTGCCATGTTGTCTTTTCTCTTCAGCTAACTCTAAGTAAGCTATCCATCCTTGATATTCGTGGACACTAATTTCTTGGAGTTCTTGTAAAGTCTTTCCAAGTTTTTCTGCTAGTGCATATTGCACATATAAATTAGTATCCTTTATTAGTTTTTTTTCGTTTCCTCAATAGGTTCTTGACCCATGATTTGTGTAGCAACGCTTACTAATACTTCTCTATCAACGCTATTTAATAAGGCATTTTTATCACCTAAATCAAACAACTTATCTCCATTCTCATCTAATGCTTTGTATATAAGAACATAAGCCATCATCGTTAAATCATCTTCTTTACTCATTTTATAAAGTTTAGAAGTTTCAGCTAACGTCAATGGCTTACTGAATATTCTTAGAGGTTTATCATCTTCACCCCATTCAGGCACTTCGATTACTTTTACATCCTGCTCTGCAAAATGCTTTTTCGCGTTATCTATTACTGACATTGTCTTATACTGTTGTTGATGTCAATGCACCAGTACCTTGTACTGAAACACTTGCTTCAACCAATCCATCAAATGATGCACTTCTTGAAACACCAGTAACAATAGCTGTACCAGTATAATAAGTATCACCTGCTGTATCGCCTTCAGGATATATATTGAGTGTTACTTCTGAGCCAATAGTTAAAGCACCTTGACCTGAAGTATCAGTCTCATCCCAAAATACATCTAAACTTCCTGAGAAAGAAGTCAATGATGATTTATAAGTTCTAGCAGAATCACCCATTGAAGTATCTTCTAAAGTATCAGCAGATTCTTCTAATGAATATGATCTTATTTCAGCCACAGCATTAGCACCGACTTTCACAGTACCTTCACTTCCTTTATGTGTTGCCATTTTCTTTTACCTCGTCTTTCGACTTTTTCTTGGAAGAAGGTTTAATTTTGTCTTTCGACTGGACTGCTTCTTCCTTCCAACCCATATTCTTTAATGACTCAACCTTAGAAGGATGAGCTATTACAGAACTTTTACCATTTGGACTAATTAGTTTCATAATTATCTCCTATTATACTGCTACATCAGGATTGGTTTCCTGAACATAGTAGTTTGTTAAAAAAGTTAGAGTTACATAACCTACTGGTTGTTCTCCATCTCCTGTGTATTCTATTTCTGTAGATTCAACATAAGTATCTTTTGCTAAACCTCCTAGAGTCCTATCAGCAGAAATCGCTTCTTCAACTTCTTTGCTTATTGTATCAATAGTATCGTCAAAGTTGCTAGTCGCTTTGCAATATGCTTCCACAACCACTGCTAGCTCTCTACTCATAACCCTATCAACACCTATTACTATAGGCTCAGATGATTCTGATTTTGTATAAATAACTAAAGAAGGTAGGGTGTCTTCTTGTAGTGTATAAACTCTTGATTCATAAACATTAGCACCAGTGGTTGTTAGGCCTGTTAATGTAGTGCCAAAGTATTCTCTGATCTGCTGTCTTACATGATTGGCCATTATTGAACCTCAAGTAGCAATGAGGTCATGCCTAAGTTGTCATGCTCGTAATTTATAACTTTATAAGTTGTTGATGGTTTTATTTGTGTACCATCTAAATTTTTTATAGCTGGAGCAACGATAGTATCTCCAAAAGCTATGTTTGGTATATCAGTAGTCTTACTTTGTGCTACTGGTTGATACCCTTGAACTGGTAATCCTGCTGTATCAATATCTACATATTCTTGATTCAGGATGACGTTGATAGAAGAAGATGAACCACCTGTAGGTGTGTAGGTAACTTGAATACCATGACCATAGGTGGCATCTAAATAGCCATCGAAATCTCTATCAAATTCCATTGGCATAATTATTTTTTAGCTCTAGTTTTAGGAGCTTTTACTTTAGAAGTTTTTAAGCCTACGCTTCTGTCTTCTTTTTTGGCTTTAGGTTTAGCTACATGCACTTCTGCTTTATTGTAAGCACAAAGTTCATGCCCTATGTTTTCAGGTAATTCAACAACATCACCTGCATTTACTCTTTGCCCATTGGCAACTGTATTTTTTGTTATTAAGTATTTCTTCATATTTAAGTTGGGGGTATTGCTACCCCCATTCCATTTAAGCATTAACTATTATGCACCGTCATTAGATACACAGAATGAAACTGCATGTCTAACTGCTACGTCCATAGTTTGTAAAGCAACTATTCTTATGCTTCCTGTATTAGAAAGTGAATAAGGGTCTACAGTAATGTCTAAACCGCCATAAAAACCAACTAGTAAGTCAGCAAAGTTTCCAAAGAAGAAATCTCCTGCTGTTACTTGGTTACTTCTTACAACATTGTAGCCATTCATGTTTCCATCAGGCTCAACTACAAATTGACCACTTCCAGTATCTTTAGAAGTAGTTTTTAGTGTGCCATAGTCTGAAGGTTTACAGATATAACCTAAGTTACCTACTAAGCCATTGTCATTAGCAACTTCGCTTTCCATTGCAATAATTTCAGCAAATGTTGGGTTAGCAGCAGCAAAAGTAGTAGTGTTAATACCTGAAGTATTTTTAATACCTGTTGGTTGACCACTTGAACCTGAACCAGCTAAAGCACCTAAATCAATAGCAGTAGCTATAGATTTTGTTAGGTCATCTCTGATTAGGTTTTCGATGTCTAGTGAAGACTGTTGTAATAATAGTCTTGTAGCATCTGTGAAAGCACCAACTACCTTAGGTGTCATTGTTACTGAACCTGAAGTAAATTCTGATTCAGAAGCAGCATTACCTTCTGTTGCAATCCATCCAGCAGATGAAGCAGCAGTTTTCTTAGGAATTACTACGTTACCTTGCAGTCCTTGCAATGTTGTTGCACCAGCAGCTAAAACTGATGATGAATTTCTTAGCACATCAATAAAATCGCCACCTCTGTAATCTTCAGCTATTAAAGTTGAATCATCACCAGTGTTGATGTCTCTTTTGTTCCAAGTTCTTAGAACTTCAGCAGGTAACATAATGCCTTGAGCATCTTTACCATATTGTCTAGCTGCTTCTCTTGAACATTCAAATTCAAAAGCTGCATCTTCCTGTGCCTTTCTGTCAGATGGGTTAGCCATAGCTCTAATCGCTTTTACTAGGCTAAATTCTCTTACTTCTTCTTTGCTCATACCGATGTCTGAAGGAGTTTCTAGCGGAGTGTTGTTAGAAATATTTTCTAGCAATACACCTCTAAATTCTTCAACAGATATACCATCACTAATTGCTTTGTCAGCCAAATCTCTTTTATTGTGTCTAGCTGCTAAATCTATGATCTCTTTTGAGTTTCTTTTAAATTCAGCTTTAGCTTCATCAATAGTCTGAGTTCTAACTTCTTCAAGATTAATATCTTTATTTTCCATTGTTATTACCTCTATATTATTAATAGTTTGTTTATCTTTAGAACGACCAACCCCAACAAGTCTTGACTGGTCAGCAGGAACAGATACAGAAGAAACTTCCATAGGTGTCCATTGAGCTTTGTAGTAAGTCTCATCGTCTTTGTTCATTCTTGTTAATTTATCGACTCTGTAACCAACTGAAATGTTCATTCGTATACCATCAGCTACATCTTCAAATACTTCACGAGCTAAAGCAGATTTACCAAATCTAACTACCGCAGTTGTCCTCTTTGCAGTCTCATCTAATTTGAATTCTTCAATCACACCAATTTGCTTTTCCATATCATGGTCAAGTAATAATGGTGCTCTGCCTGATGAAATAAACTCCATGTTTATATCTTCAGCAGAATGTCCTAGCACTTCCATGCCAAAACTACGTTCTACAGGTTCTTCACTAGAAACGCCTATTCGAACTATTCTCTTTTCTTCATCAAGGTAAGAATGTTTGGATAGATCAATAGTCCTAAATTTCATAGGCATATCAATTACTTTCCTTTCTTCTTCACTTGATTCATCCATAGAGACTTCATCAGTCGCTTCTAATTCTTCACCTTCATGTTCTACATCCTCATGCTTCTCAAACTCAACAATAACAGTATTGTCAGTTTCAGTAACATTAAGGATGTGTCTATCTTCTTTATTCATAGATTTCTCCTCTTCATTTGTTAATAAAGGATGTTTTTCCAACTCTTTCAAGTCAAAACTTTTTTCATTTTTCATTTGATTAACCAGTCTTTTTGACCAACTAAATCCAGCATCTCCACCCCATAATGCCCATGCTATTCTTCCATTTGAAGGATATCCTTCTTCACCTTGTTTAAATCCTTCAGCTTGTTTATCCACTTCATGTCTACTAAAAAAGCTATACATTCTTTTTATAGTATCGTCAGACAAGTTTTCACCAGCTACTATTTGCCTTGCCCTTACAGCACCGACCCTAGTACCACCTCTACCATGCTCTTCACGCCAATCTAAACCTTTCTGAGCTTCTTCTTTCATACCCTGATTAGGATTACTCATCTTCCTGATCTCCGCCCTGTATGTTAGCTTCTACTGGCAATTTAGCACCAAATGGTTGATAGGCTAGTTCAATACCATATTGTTTAGCTAGTTCAATCTCTTTTTGATGTTGTTCAAATAGTTCTTCAGTATCTCTACCATAAGCAGCAGCTATATCTGAATAGCTTATTGTTCCATTTTGCAAACCTAGTACGTTTGATTGCATTTCTTTTAAAGGGTCAATCCAAGCAAAACTTCTTGGTATGAAGTTTACTGAGTTAGAGAATTTATCAAACTTACCTATTGGTAGATTGATACGACCTGTAGATATAGACATCTCTAACCAAGATTGAAATACTGGATTTACAAAATGCTCAATAACAAATTGTTGATATATCTGATACATACTTCTGTCTTCTAAAGCTCCTTGCCTGATACTAGAGTAATTAACTGAAGTTAGATCATTAGATAATGAGTGATAAGAAATATTCAAACCTGATGCAATACTTCTTAAAACACTGGTTGTAAAAGAATCAAAAGCAGATGTTGGGTGTGTTGGGTCAAAAGCCTTAAAGTCCATACCTTGTGGAAGTTGCTCAAAGACCCCAGCCTGTGCGTTCATTGTTGGATTAAAGGTATCTTCGTATTCACCATCACCAACATATCCATCACCATCGGGTGAGGTAAAGAATCCCATTTTAGATGCACCAACTCTAGCTGCAACTATTTCTGCTTCTAAATAACCATTTAACATTTTCACATTAGCCATTGATGTAGCAACCAAAGAAACACCTCTAGTTTGTTCTGCCCTAGTAGGTAGGTAAGCATGGATAATTTCATCTGCTGGAACTCTAATGTGTTCGTTTTGAGCTATATAAGTTCTATCGTAAGGATGGTTCTTGTAAAGATGATAAGCAACTGGTTTGTCGTACTTATCAACCTCAACACCCATCTTAACTCTATTACCAGTTTGTTTGTAAATATCATTCTTAGTTTCATCTAAATGATCTGCTTCTAAGAACTGGATTTGAAAACCAAAAGGTGAATTGTTATCTTTTATTTTTCTAATTAAGACTTCACCATCTCTAGCCAAAGATTCAATAAATATTTTTTGACAATCTAAAAATGATAATCTTCCATTGGTAGTACAATTGCCTACTTTTGACCAATCCTTCCAAGCTGACTCAATGAGCTGGTTAGCAGCAAGGTCTAATGAACCATTGTCATTTCGACTTTTACTACTAACTCTTATGCCATGCTTACCGATAACATTAGATACCATCAGGTTAAGGTATCGTGCAATGTAGCTATCGTTCCTTGCTAACTCTCTTGCTCTATCTCTGAGTATTCTTATGTTATCTTTTATTTCAGCATCGGCACTTGTAGAGCTTGTTACAAAGTCTGCAAACAATCTACCAGTATTAGCACCAGTATAACTTCTTCTATAAGCCTGTTTCTTTTTCTTTTTAGGCTCATTAACGCCTAGTATTCTGTTATACCATGCCATTATGTGTAACTCTTAGGTGTAGAACCAGTAGAACCACCAAAATTGACCTTGATAGTGTTTCCTGACCCTTGTTTGTTTCTAATTCTTGCTAATTTAACTTCTTTTAGGTATTCAGCATGATATCTATCTCTAAATGTCATTAATTCATCAACAGATAGCCTAGATAATGATCTTCCACCTAAAGAGAAGGATGATTGGTCTATTGTAGCCCTTCCTTCTATTACAGCTTCAATAGCATCTAAAACTTTCTTCGCATGACTTCTTAAATCGTTATTTGTGTCTAATTCACCAATAGCAAACTTAGTTATTCCGTAATCAAGCGTTACCCTTTCGCTATCAGATGTTCTTATTGCATATAATTGCCATTCCCAGTCACCAGCAGTTAAGTTGGTAGTCTCGGATGATGGTTTTTCAAAGTAATAATTATCATTAGCTTCAGTTGAAGATAGTGTAAAGTGATGTGTACCACCACCGCCACTGTCTTGAGAGAAGTGATAAGTCATAGTGTAGTCAGCCAAAGGATAGTCTGTTACAAGATCAGGTCTTTGCCATGCAAATCTGTCTCCTGTAACCAAACGATCAGGCTCTTGGACTGGGTAATTATCTCTGTCAAATTGATTGCTCAAACAAAAACCTCATAAATGTTTTAGATATATCTACATCTAACACTAAGGTTTATTGGTCTATTGTCAATATGGAAACAGGAAAATCTTATTATTTCCAAGAAGTGGCGAAATTACCTCTATTTATACCCTTTTGTGGTTTGTTTTGTTGTTTTTGTTGTGGTTTTGAGTGTTGAGTCATAACCCTTTCTTGAATTGTGTCGTAATTAGGGTTCAAGATGTAAATAGCAGCAAAGTTATAGACCAGTGTGTCTAATGCTTCGTTTCTTGGTCTAATTTGCTTCCAAACTAATGATTTCCTGCCTCTTACAAACTTTGTGACCCTTTTCTCTGCTGTAAGCTGTTGAAAGTACTCTTCATCAAGATCAGAGCAGAAATGTAGTGTTGTATTGTCAGATTCAGTAGATAGTCTAGCAAATATAGCTTCTTTAGCACTATCTGTGCCAACGCCATATAAAACAGCCTTATTTTTACCTACAAACGTAGGTCTATTGGCTATTGGCTTACCTGCTGTGGATAAACCCTTAATTGCAAAGACCCTTCTGCCCTGTCTTGGCTTAGTAAATTGATAAACCATATTTGTCGATAAGCCACCTGAGTCAATACAAGTACAAGATATGGTTAATATTCTTCCTGATTCAGTTGTGAATCTTTTTTTAAGATAGTTATCTAACTCTTGCCATACGTTTTGTGCGTTTGGGTCACCCCAAAATATCTTGTAGTCTATGACCCATGCTTCATAATTAGCACCCCAACCAACCATTTGTAACTCTAATCTATCTTTCTGTGTATCAACACCAGCAGTTAAAACTAAAACATCTTCAGGTATTGTTGTATGATCATAGTTAAGTCTACGTTCAAGCAGTGTTTCATATTCAACTGCATCGCCTTGCTCTTCCCAAGATTCACCTAAAGCAGTATTAATCCAAGTCTTTAGCATTTCAGGATTCTTTTTAGCTTCAAGAAATGACTTAGCCATGTCTGCCCAAGTAGACCAAACTGAATAAAGTTCTGAAATGTGGAATCCTGCTGTATCTGACTTAGGTGCTGATGCTATCCATTCACCATGTTTTAACATCCATTGCTTTTTAGATTCGTCAATAATAGAACCGCATTCTTCACATGCATAATTGGCTGTTTCAGGCTTATCTTCTTCCCAAACCACATTCTTCCATTTTAAAACTTGTTTATGGTCACATTCAGGGCAAGGCACATGGTAGTAACGCTTATCTGATTCTTCAAAGGCTGTTTCTATTCTTGATAGTCCTTTTATTGTTGGAGTAGAACAAAGATATATCTTCTTATTCCAAAAGGTAGTTGTTCTTTTAGTTGCAAGTGATATTGGGTCACCTTCTGCACCAGCAGATGCTTCGTACCTGTCGCATTCGTCTCCCAAAACGACACGCACTGGTCTTGAGCTAAGACCTGATGCAGAATTCGAGCCAACTATGTTTAAATTACCACCTGCAAACTTCTTAGATAAAACTGTATTACCTGAATCTCTGCTTCTTGGGTCTTTAACACAATCTCTAATCTTTTCAGAATCTCTGATCATCATAGCAAGTCTATCTTTACTAAATGCTTGAGCCATGGCTAGGGTAGGTTGCATTATTAACATTGGAGCAGGGTCTTGGTCTATGTAGTAACCAATAACATTTAACAAAATTTCGGTAGCACCAACCTGAGCAGATTTCATAAATACTATTCTTTGGATATCAGGGTCATTGAAAGAATCCATGATCTCTCTTTGAAATGGTGCTCTATCAGTTCTCCATTGACCTGCTTCTGCTGAAGATTCAGGTGATAGCCTTCTGTAGGTATCTGCCCAGTTACTTATCTTCAGATTGGGTGGTGGAGTCCAAACTTGATTGGTCTCCTGTATCACCTTTTCTATATTTTTGAGGTATTCCATTTTGAGCTAACTCATTTAGTGCTTCATGCACTTGTTCCTTTAATATCAATTCTGCTTCTGCATATTTATCAACAGTTATAACCTGATGTGCGATTCTTGATGGTAGTCCTAGAAGTTTAGCCCTAGCGTTAGATACATAATCAATCCAAGTATCTTCTACTAACTGTGATGGTATTAGACTGCCTTCCATTTCTTCTACCTCTAACTCAGCTTTTCTAGCTTGAGCTGCAGTTAGTTTAGTCTTTTCTTCTGCAATATCGCCAGTACCACTTTTCTTGTTGTAACCACCCAGTTTTCTAAGGTACGAAATGTAAGCAATTCTACAAATATCTATATTAAGTGGACTTCTTCCCATTTTAGAGGGAAGGATACCATCTCTAATCAATTCTGAGACTCTTTTGACTGATAAGTCCAAGTGATCTGCAACCTCTCTTTGTGTAGCCATACAGTGCTTAATTACCCTAATAAATATGGGTTGTCGCTAAAAAAATACCGACATGCGAATATACCCACGATGTATGCTGTAGAAGAACCTACGTTTCTCACTTAGCAGTCCTCAAAGCCTTATCTATAGCCTTCTTAAAGTTCTTATCAAACATATTAGTTGAGTACTTATCAGAGATAACATAGAAAGGAAACTTGGCTCTATAACTTACATCATTGTGTAGTCCAATGATTAGCTTAGTTTTATTACCCTTGTTGGTTCTTTCCCATACACCAGTAGTTCCTTTAACTGTGCCAAAGAATTGTGTTTTCTTTTTAATTAAACCAGTACGCTTACCAATAATATTTCCATACTTATTAAGTTTTGCATTTTTAACTATAGGCACAGGTATTAGTTTGTTACTTGTTCTAACCCCACCATCTATCTGAAACTTTAGATACTTAGCTACATCATCTTTAATAAATAAAGTTCCAGTAAGGTTAGTCTTCTTAGATTTCTCAACTAAGAATCCACGCTTAGTAAATGGTGTTGGGTTGTCTAACTTCTTCTCTGTTTGTTTAGACATTTCTTTTCTAAGTCCAAACAATGTGTTGTTGATAGCTACTGATGTTGCAAAAGGTATTTGTTTCTTTTGTGTTTTGCTTAAACCTTTGGTTACTTCTTTGATATTTGATTTGATATTAACCCTCATCCTTTTCTCCAGTAAGACTTGCCCTTGAACTTTAGACCAATCTCTTTAGCCTTTCTTCTAGCAGTAGATGGACTACAACCAAAAGACATTGCAGCATCATGCGATGACTTACCTTGCTTAATCATTTCCTTTAGTTTTTTCTTATCTACCTTCATCTATAAGTTTTCATAATGTGCTATCAACTTATCAATATACCATTTAGCCTTTTGTAAGTCTTGTATGTTATTGCTGTGCTTCATATTATGTCTGTGGATATACTTGATAGCATTTCCCTCTAAATAGCTAGGAAACTCCTTACCTAACTGTTGTTTAATGTAACTAATACATTCTATAGTCCCATTGTTATAGTGTGCTGGTCGTGACACTGGGTCATGCTTAGCTTCTTTTATTCTTGCTAATCTATCCCATTCTTGCGGTGTTACTTTATCTATACTCATATCATTTCTCCTTTTAAATATCCGTTTTCTTTTGTTATTAATTTATTGCTTCTAGCAATTTCCATGGGTATTGCTTTAAACCAAGTACCCTTGTTTAGGTTTTGTCTTTCTTGTATGTAAGGTGGTTCGTTTTGTAAAAAACTGTAAGTTGCATGTGCATCAAGTATTGCGTACTTTATTACTAATTTTTTAAGCTCATCAACCACACAGTAAATAATTCTATCAGTATTGTTTAGTTTATCTATTTCAGTATCTTTACCATTATTGTTTTTCGATCTTATGGTCACATCATTGTAGCTTTCGTATTTTTTACTTCTAATTCTCAAACCACATTTAAACCTGTAATTGCCTTTGGTAATTATTAAATCAGTAGCATTTTTAACATCATCATCAAAAGTTGATAGTTCTATATTGCAATTCAATATCTTTTTAAAATATGGCAAAACATATTCTTGTTGTGTTTCTTCCCACGTTTTGTTTTTACTAAAATCATTCATCAAACATACCCGCTTCTAATCCCCAAACATCATAACCTTCTCTATCTTCCCTAGAAAATATATCTATTCTTGGTTCAGGACATACCCTTTTAACAACATCATAAAATTCATCAGGCTTTCTGCTATGTTCCCTTCTTTTAGCATCAAAGCATGTAAAGAATTGTTTTGTTTCTACAAAAGGTTGACCACCCTTTCTAGCTAGTAAAACAAATTCACAATTAAATTGTGGTAATCCTACTGGTTGAAACCCACCATTCTTATGCCATACAAAAGTTGCAAGATATGTGAAATCCCAAGCATCAAGCAAATCGAAACTAGGTCTTAGATATTTTTGTGTAGTCCATAACCATAAATGACATTCTTCATGTGCAGGTAATTTGAAATCTTTTATTTCATCTAGTGACATTGTTGGATAATCAAAATCAACTTGATTTGGTGCCAAATCTCTTTGTATTTTTTCCATATCCCAAGGTGGGTCAATAACTATTGTTCTATATTTACCTTCAGGAGGTTTAATTGCTAATGCTTGTTTTCGCATAGCATCTCTTTTTTCTTTATTTTCAGCACTTCTACTTTTTCTTATTTGTTTAGCAGCTTCTAATATTTCATCTTCACCCTTTGCAACAATAACTTCTTGTTCTTCTTTATCTAAGGTTGCAATATCAGAAGCAGCACTAACAGATACTTTTCCAGCTTCAACAGATTTCTGTAAATCTTCTATACCTTCTTTTTGTACTTTTTTTGCAGATTTTATTATTCTTTCACTAACATTTAATTTATCTGATGCATCTTTATTAGTTATTTCAAAGGGCAAATTTGCCTCTTGATTTTTCCTATCACCACCATGTTTCATATTAGCCAATCTAGCACCAATCATAGCCCTTTGACTTTCATTTAAGTGTCTACGATTTAGGTTTAAAGATATAACATAAGATAAAGCATCTTCACCTTCATATTCTACAAAGTTAGGTACTACATTAGAATCAATACAAGCATTGTATCTATTCCTACCATCTAATATCTTGCCTTCATGTAATATGATTGATTCAATCAATCCATTTTCTTTTATATCAGCAACCAAATCTTCATACTGGCTTTGTTCCATCATTGGAAATAAGTTTGCTAATTCGTGATATTCATAATTCATTTTTTTCTCCTTTTAAATAATTTATTTGCTTGTCGTTGAAAAGACCATTCTAAGAATCTATCCAACCAACTACTCTTCTTCTTTTTTCCAAAGATAGCATCCCAATTTGCATCTATCTTCTTTTTATCTTCAATCCTTCTACCTGAACCCTTACCGCCATGCCACTTAGACATGATCAATCCTCTTAAAATTAACAGCCTTATCTAATTTAGATAAAAGTTCTTTAGCCTTCATAAAGTCTTCAGGTATACATCTTAATAATTCTTCTACACTGAATATCATCATCTCAGGTTCGTTTTTATGTATCTTTTGTAAGATGGGTTTTTCATCATCAGTATCGCAAACTAAAGCAGTCTTCTTGTCAAAGTTAAAACATCTAGTACTAGGTTGAATCATTATGTAACCACTCTCTTCACATTTCTTGTTAAGAGCAACAAAAGCCCTTAACATCATATCAACCATCTTTAACTTTTCTTTAACCTTACCTTTGTGCATTGCATCCCTTAACATTTGTTCTGCTCTACAAAACTTAATCTCAAAATCTACACCAAGCATCTTAAATATTCTTTTCCTACTTCCCCACTTCTCAAAACTTTCAGCTTCATAAATTCTAAGCTCCTTCAATTTACTTTCTAAAGATTCATCTAAATATGTCTTCATTGGTTGGGTCTCCAATCGTGAAATTCATAGTGGTTTGGGTTGGTTGCTTTAGAAAAGCAAACCAAACCAACCAACTTTTTGTTAATTTGGGCAAAAATACCAAACCAAAACAAACCAAAACAAACCAAAAAACCAACCATGTTAAAACACCTCATTATCGAAGGATTTTGACTGATATCCATACCCTTCTTTGAAGTGAACTAGATCATGTGCCTTCAAATCATTTAATCTGCTTTTTAATGCACTATCTTTAATATCCATTCTTGCCAGTAATATTGAATACTTAACCCAAACACTAATAGGGTCATTAGGTTCTTTTTCTTTTTGATAGGCTTCTATAGCTTCTATTGTTTCTTTTCTTGCACCTTTAATAATCGTTTCTTTTGGTGATTCAAGTGTAAGTTTAAGCACACCTGAAGTTACATTACTAAAGCCAAAGACCTCTACTTCATGGAACTTAAAGTTTAAAGGTTGTATAGGTCTACCATCTTTAACCAGTGTTTGGTCTACAGATACAAGCATGGCTTCATCATCACCACTTCTTTTAACCCTAAACTCATAGTCAAGTGCTGCTGGTAATACAGAGCTTCCTCTTGCCCTTGCTGAAGACCCATGACCAGTGTGATGCACTATCACTATAGAAGCATTGAACTCTTCTTTAAGCATGTCTACACGCTGTATAAACGTATTCATATCCTTAGTGCTGTTCTCATCTAATCCGTAATTTCTAGCTAAGGTGTCGATGATAATCATACCTATACCATTGTTTTCAGCTTCTATATCCCTACAAACCTGTTGCAAGATAGCAAACTCTTCATCATCACCTATTCTTGAACCTCTATTAGATACAAGTAAAGGCTTCTTATCCAAGTTCATACTATAGAACTGCTCGTATGCCTTTATACGCCTACCCACTGCATTAGTACCCTCACCTGCAAGATAAAGTACAGTTGATGGTTTAGTATCATATCCATAAAAATCTTTACCTGTTGCAACAGCACAACTCATGGCAATAGCTACAAATGATTTACCTGTCTTAGGTGCTCCAAATATAGAAGTAACAGTCCCACGTTCTATACATCTATCTACTAACCAATCAGGCTCAGTGATATTGGCCATGATCTCATTTACTGTTTGAAAATATAAACTGCCCTTTGGTCTTTTAGCTGTGTTTGTTTTTATGTAATCTTCTAATGCTTTAGAGTCTGCAAAATAACCTGATTCATGTGCATCCCATAAGTCATCTTTTTCATTAAATTCTTTAGGCGGTTCAGCGATTAAAACACTGCAACCATTTTGTTTTAGGTGGCTAGAAATTTCATTAGCAACCTTCTTACCAGCTTCATCATTATCAGGAAATATCCAAACATCCCTACCATAGATAGGTGACCAGTCAGCTTTTTGCCAACTATTAACCCCACCATGCCATGTACAAGCATCTCCATCCTTTCTTATAGCTTCACATCCGCGTAACGCCTTTTCACCTTCATTGATAATGATAGGCTTATCAGGAAACTTATTAGTAGAATAGATAGGTAACAACCCTTCAGGTCTTCGCATAGACCAAGAACCATCAGGATTCATGCTAAAGGGTGCATACTTTTGTTTAATAGGATGACCGTCAGGAAACCTCATAACCCAAAAATTAGTCGCATACTGCACTTTGACTATTGCTTGAGAATGAAGCTCCCTCATTTGGACTTTTGTAAAAGACCTTGCATTGCCCTTGTTAGTGTTGCTTTGGGGGAGTCCACTAACGCTGAGTAAGGAGTCAGAGGGCAATGCTTGGTCGTAACCAAATTGTTTTAAAACTGTATTAATATCTTGATTCAAATGTTTAATCAAATCGATGATGCCACCACCCACATCTTCTTCGAAGTCGTACCATGTCCCTGATTCTAATGTAAGGACTTTGCTTTGCTTATTACCCCAGCGTAGCTCTTTAGAAGAGCTACTACTAGGTTCACCAAGCAATTGTTTTGCAACTTCAGGTGCTATTTTTTGCCAATCAATTGACTGCATCAGAATGGCACATCACTGTTATCTTCCTCAGCCTTATTAACTAAGTCAGCCAAACCTTCATTTGGAGAAACAAAACCATCATCATCACTAACTGGTGAATCAGGGTCTACATACCACTCAGGTACATTAAAACCACGATCACCCCATTTAGCAAAAACAAAAGATAGTTCTGATGAAGTTCCCATGCCTACCTGTATTGGCTTACTACCCTTGTATTCAACTACTGGCAACTTGCCTAAGTTAGCATCTTTTTCATGCCAAAAAGTTCCCAGTATCTTGTTAAAGGCACTAGACTCAGCAAAAGTAAACCTTTGCCATAACATAGCATTGCCACCATTTGGCATTACCCAACAAGAAAATGCTCTTTTCCAATCATCAGCAGGTTTAGGGTCTACAACACCAAACTTTGCATCCCATTTATATTCAAAGCCATCACCTTTTGTATATCTACCCCAACCTGATTTAAACGTATCAATATCAAGTTGTAAGTATTTAAACTCAACTGGTGTCTCTCCATTTGCAAAAAATTGTTGACCCAATGTTTTAAAGCCAAAATAAATTTGCGGTTTTTCTTCGGAATTTTGCATTCCACCTAATATATCCATAAATACTCCTATATGGTTAATGTATTGTTATATCAATACTATTTATATAATCAGTTTCAAGTTGGGTATAACACCTTTCCTTAAAACCCTCATAATCCTCGTCATTTATAATGCCAAGGAAATCACATGCAGTTTGTATCCTCTCAAATGCCAATCTGCAATATTGTTCAAAATCTTCTTCTAGCAAATAACTATATAAGTCCATTTGCCTTTTTAACGACCTCATCTAACCTCTCACAAACTTCTGATAGTGGACACATATAGTATTGTTGCCAATTCTTTTTGTAACCGCTTTCCATAAGGCATAAGGGGATGACACACATAATTTGCCTTCTATCATATTTATAGATCAGCAAAGGTATTAAATTATCATTAGCACTCTCAACTGCTTGATTCCACCAATCGTTTTTAAATACATCACTTTTGCCATTGCCTTTATATCTTTTGCATTCAATAGCTAGGTTTCCCCAGTAGATGTCAGCCATGCCTTTTGTTTGGTACTGATCTAGGTTTCTTTTAACGGTATCAATACTACCTTTAGATGCAAGATAAGTGTTTATCTTCTTACAAATAACCCTTTCAAATGCTGCACCTTTTGTTCTGCTGTTAATTGGCATCTATTATGATCTCCTTCTTACCAGTAGCATGATGTGTAATAGTTAATGTATCTCCATCTTTAACTTCTGTATAACCAGCACCATTATTAACATGGATATACCATTCATCTTTTTCTTTATTAAGCTTTAGCCTTTGCGTTTCTACAAGTTCTTTATACTGTGTCATTAGCCTTCTCTTCTGAATAGGTAACCATACCTAGCTTAATTAACATCTGACTTGCTTGTTCTATTGTTAGGCTGTTTTGTATTGCAAAGATTTTTATATCTTTGTGTAGCTCTTCAGGTATCCAAAGTGCTTTTTTTATTATTTCATCCATTGTTTTGACTCTCCATATTTATATTAAAATTTATTTGATAATAAAGCAAAGACTTTATTACATCTCCAACTAAAAACCTTATACTGTTTGTAAGGGCAAAGGATAAACTCTCCATATAATACTCTACTACTCTCATATCTTATTTGCCCTTACTCACAACACCAACTCAACAACACTCGGACTATTGTAAACAGATAGCGGTTTGCCCTTCTGATATTCTTTATAGTTCTCTAAGTATGTTTCCATGATTGACCAACCAAAATCCATTTGCTCTTTAGTCATCTTAAATACCTTAGATGCATAAGGATATGTTTTTTCTTGGGCTACAAATACAAATGAATCTACCTTATAACCCGCAGCTTCCATACCTCGCCTGTAATAAGATGCCTGTAAATCATATCTATACTTTTTAACTGACATAGCAAAGGCATAAGGTTCAACTGATTGTGTTGTCTTGTAGTCAACAACCACTATCTTATCTTTTGAATCAGTATCATCTAAAGGTGGACATATTAAGTCAGGTCTACACTTACACAACACATCATCTTCATACCAGTAGAAACTAGACTCTGCTACCTTGCCTTTAGCATCAAGATAACTATTACCTTCATAGATCATCTTCTCTTTCATGCCTTGTATCAACTCTACATCTGCTTCTTTAATTACAGTAAGACCTCTCTTCTCATACTCTTCTTTTAATTCTTTATTTGCCTTAGTGTAAGGACTGCCAGTAATAACAACCACCTCTTTATCAAACGCTTCTTGACCTTCTACAAGCAATGAATGTGCTGCAGTTCCAAACCTCATTGCAGGTGTTGTTTCTTGCTTATGTTCTATAGCATGTAGTTGTGATTCACCAAACCTTCTAATATAACTACTGCTTATGCCTATACCTTTGTGATAATCCTTGTTAGGTATATCATCACAAACCCAAGCCTTGCCACGTTGCTTAGGTTGGTATGCTTTAAGTTCTTCTATCATTATTCTTTCCCCCATTGGTCAGCCATAGCATTAGCTATGCCTTGAAATGTTGTTGACCTTATTTTCCACCTTTCAGTATCTTTTCTTCTACCTTGGTAGTCACACCAATATATAGGCTTACCTTTTTTAGCACCACTTTTAAAGTAGGCATAAATTTTAGGCTTTACCATATCTGTAGGTTCAAGATTAGGTAGGTTTTTTGTCCATAGACAAGTTCTTTTATTCTCAGGGTCACCAAAGTAGTAGGGATGTATTATTTGATTTGGCTTTCTGTAATGACCATTGACCCAGCCAACTGGATTTTCTACAGCTATTTTCGGTATAGGTGCATTTATAAGTTTCATAAAGAAATCAAACGCTTCTAGTCTTAATTCCTTTCGCTCTCTAGCCTTATCACCATATCTTTCTTCGTTAAACCACCTAGTTCCAGCATTAGTTAAATACTGACAAGGCGGATGTGCAATCATTAAATCCCAGCCATCATCAAGAATATCTAAAACATCACCTTGATAATGTTTACCCTCAGACTCAGTGGGTAGGATGTCACAGCTCGTTGCATCATGTCCTAGTTTTGTAAAAGCATCTCTAACAATACCGCTATATTCACACGCTACTAATACTTTCATTGCACCACCCCCATTAAATATGCTATCTCAGTCAAAGACTCTCTGACCTTATGTTCAGAATCGCCAACTTGTACTAAGGTATCACCAGTTATAAAGTCTTTGTAATAACCTCTGACCTCTCTCTTAGGTAGGCAAATCTGCCCACCGCCTACTATGTTAAATATTACTTCCATTACTTTAATCTCCTTAGCTTTGCTTTCTCATTGTTATGTTGCCTTGTCTCCTCATTAAGGGGTGCATGTAGTTGCTCTAGGAAATCTAAAGCAATCTTCTTTTCTTCTTTGGTTAGATGAATCAAGATTTTGTAATCTGACTTTCTATATATAGGATATTGGTAAAAACATTTATCCCTATTCTTGTATTCCCAAAGAACTGGTTTATCTATGCCTTCTATATGGTCTTCCCAAACATAGAAATCATCTCTAAAGGTATCTGCGAATCTTTCCATTACTTCCCCCTTTTTTTAGTTAGTTTTACTTCGTGACCTTGTTTAATTAACCTAGCTCTTTTTCTAGCCATGTAGAATAAGTCTCTAGTTTTGATGGCAACTACCCAGCCTAGGCTAGGTAGTTTTACTTCTAAAGTGTATCTAGTCATTAGACCCCCTTTCTTTGTTGTCTTTGGATTTTCTTTATTCGCTTGTTATATAACTTATAGTTTTTTTGGTACATCGCCCTCCTAGCTAAGGTCTCTGATGGTGTTTCACTGGCAAAACCTACCATATTGTTATATGCCTTTAACCAATGTGTTCTTTCTTTTTTTAAGTTTTCTAGTGTTTCTAATGTGTTCATGTTTGACTCCTTATTGTTTAACATACCCCTATTTTACATACATAAATGCAAATGTATATATAAATATAGAAAATAATTAAATTATTTTAAAGGATTTAATACTGGCACTTGGCTAAGTGCATCTAAGGTTTCTTGTAAGGAATCTATTTCTAGGGTTGGGGTTATTATCTTTTTATCAAAGGTAAAGTAGGTTTGCGAAGTAGTATTTGGCTTGAAGATAATTCGCTTATGTTCTTGGCTAAAGAAAACAAAAGCAAGAATATCACAATGGTAATTCTTATAAAGCTCTGACATTTGCCTTGATGTTTCTGATGCAAAAGTATATTTGCCTTGTTTAGACTCTCTTCTTGTTTTAACTTGCACTGTATATTTTCTGCCATTTGTCTCAAGTAATATATCCGCAGGATGTTTGTCTTGGGTTGGATACACAAAGTCTGCATATTCCAATAGGAATGTTTGTACTAAGGATTCACCCAAAGCACCAAGTCTTGAATTACCTTGATGATCTTCCGATGTCTTTGCCATCTTTGCCACATAGTGCAAGTTGTCTTGAATTGTAATTTGCCCTATTTGCAGTTTGTATAGCATATTTGCTGTCTAACAATTCTTCTGATGCTTCTAACCACATACCCATTTCCATTAAGGCTCTTGTCCTTCTAAAGCCCATGAATCCCTGTATTCCCATTTGAAAGCACATATCAAGACAAACCATTTGCCCCCTTTCAGGAAAGCTACGCCAAACAGTCCAGTATTCATCTAATTGATTCATAACTCTTTTTATATCGTTATCAAGCATATACATAGCTTCATCTTCTGTGATACCTCTGTCAGTAAGATTTCTACCCACGCCAATAGTTTTTCTAGGTGGCTCTGCTGTATCGTCATACAAGGTACACATAACACCCTCATGCCTTATAAGCATTTCTTTTACTTTATCGTACATATTATTTGCTATGAACTCCTTTGAACTTCTCTGCTGTACGCAATGATGACATGCCCAATAACGATAGAAGTATTGTTGTAAGTTGTGAAAAATCAAACTCAAGAGCTTCAAGTTTTAAATCTGCTCCATTGACTACAGCTATCCAAGTTGCAATAGGCAAGATAATGTAATGAGTGCAAAGACTAAACCCACAAACATATCCAATGCAGGGTCTCCATGACGATACAAACCAGTTCCCGTTCTTCGCTTCTTCAGCATTAAGGCTAATTTGTGCTTTATCAAGCGATATAAGTTCTTTTTGTAAGTCATGTGATAATTGTTCTTTTAAATCTTTATCCTGAACAAACTTATCCAAGACGTTGTTTGCTACTTCAGCAATTTTGGTAATGCTCAAAATAGGCCTTTTACTATTAAGGTAAATAATGCAACCACTATTGTAGTAAGACCACCAACTAGCCAAGCCTTAGTGCTATTGACTGAGCTTTGCAAATCATCTGTTTTGCGATAGATAGTTTTCCAGCGTTCTTGGCAAATCGCATCATGCTTTTCTAAGTCAGATGCTACTGATGCGATTGTCTTACGTTCAGCCATTATTATTCCTCTGTTACTTCCTCAACCTCTGCTTCTTCTTCTACAGTTTCAGAAAATGCTTTTACTTGCATCTCTCTGTATTCAGCAGTAATAACATAGTCCTCATAAGCATCTTGAAGTCTTTGCAATTTTCTTTGTGCTACGTTTAATTTAGCAGCTATATTTGCTTGATCTTCGTTTAAATCTTCTGCTTTAAAGTCTCTGCCATTAAAGTTGATGATTACATCATTTTTTACTTCATTCTCTTTACTCATATATCTCTCCTATATGTTTTTAAGTTAGTTAATTTTATTATATATAAATTTGAGCCTATGACCATAGTGTATTTATAATTGTAATAACAATTATTCGCCTATAGTTTTTGTTTCAGTCGTAGGTGTTATTTCTTCGTCTATTTTATCTTTTAAAGATTTTTTCAAGTTAGCCACTTCTTCATCACCCATAATGCTTTTGACCCAACCTTCTACTATTGTATTAGTTAGATCAGCGAAAGGTACAAAGTCTGAACCAATATCATCAAGTGATAAGGATTGAGTGCCATAAACACTAGCTGTGTATGGTACTTCTTGACCATCTACTTCGTGTGTTTCACTACTTGTTCCATTCAATCTCCAATGGACGTTATAAACTGTGTCTGTATTGCCCTCATAATCAGGATATACGTCTACTGTTTTACAGTCCCATGTATATGTATTTGCCATTTTTTTTCTCCTATATTGTTGTTATTATAAAACTTAGCAATTCGTTATATCTTACACCAAGTCTTGTTTGTTCTACACCATCATCATCAGTCCAAGTGCTAGATATAAACATACCATAGTCACCTGCATCCAATCCTTCTGCTGTAAATGCATCTTGTAAGTCTTGAGCTATGACTCCAAAATGATATCTAGCGGTTTCATCAGAATCAGGATTATCATCTTTTTCTGCCACTGAATCTTGCCATCTAAATCTTCTTATTAAACCTTTACATGCTGTAGCTACTCTTTGTTCTGCATCTGTTAAGGCTTGTATGTCTTGTTTTTGATTTCTATCTGAAGTTTGTATAGTGCCATTGGTTGCATAGATGTCATCAAATCTTACTGATGAGCTTCCTAGATCAATAGCATTATCACTATCTGCACCATTTTCATTACAAGGTAAAACAGCTTTATATGTTATGTAAGATTCAAATTTAAGACCAGTGCCAAAAGTTGCTATAAATAAATTAGATTCTGTTTGATCTACATGACCTATTTGACCTACATCAGTTCCTGAATTGTCATTAAATTGTAGGTAACGTCCTTCGTTAGTAGTGTGTCTATTTTTAATAGTAGCTATAGCATCTGTTGCACTACTTTTAATACCCTCTATTTGTGCTTTGTTATCTGTTGTAAATAAACCTTCTGAGGTAAATGTTCCTTCTACTGTAGCGTTTGATGTAGATAGGAATGTAGCCATTTCAACATTTCCACTAATTTCAGCATTTCCTACAACATGAAGTTTCTCACTTGGCGAAGCTGTACCAATTCCAACATTTTGTGAGCCATTAATTCGCAAAACCTCAGACTCACTACCCCCACCTGAAGGTGCTACATTAAAAGCTAATCCATTATTAAACCCTTTTATTGAACCGCCTGAGTTGGTTATATTATCGCCTGTTATTAGTATCTTCCCATCACCGCTAGTTGCATGAACATGTAGCTTCTCACTTGGCGAAGTCGTTCCAATTCCAACGTTTCCTGATGAGTCTATTCTCATGCGTTCCGAGCCATTTGCAGTAAAACGTATACGTCTGCCTGAGTCTAAAAATAAATCAGCACCAGCATTAGTGTTTTTAAAGAAAGCATCTCCACCTGCACCTTCATACAAGCTAGTCGTGCTTCCAACATTAATAGTTCCTGAAAGTTGTAGATTTTTAAATCTATAAGCAGTTGAACCTAAGTCTGTTGTATTATCTTCTAATGCACCTGCATTACTAACTGGTAATATTTCACCACCTGCAAATCTTAAACCTTTGTGACCTGTTGCGGTTGAGTAAATTAATAAATCATCGTTATTAGTACCAATACTTCCAACTGATGAGCCATTTTTTTTGAGTTGTATAATATCACCATCAGCACCGCCAATTCTGTTAAATGCAGCGGAGTGTGCAGCATTAGTACCAACAAGTAATTGGTCACTAGCTGACAGAACAACACCTGAAGAAACACCAGTATCTACACTAGCATTAGTAGTTGACACCAATAGATTACCTGATGAGTCTATTCTTGCTTTTTCTGTAGTGCCTGTGATAAAAACCAAATCAGCAGAATTTGCTGTACCTAAGAATGTATGACTATTATTTGCTTGATATATTTGGAACTCAGCAGTGCCATGCATTCCTCTTAATACGTTACCGCCAGTAGCTGATGCTTGTACATCTAAGCGGAAATAACTTGGTGTTTTCCCAATACCCACTAAACCTGATGAGTCTATTCTGAGAGCTTCTGAGCCTTCTGTATCAAATACCATGGATTCCAAGCTGTGGTCATATCGTATGCGACCTGCTAAACTATTTTCAGGGTCACCAAACGCAATTGCCCCAGAGTTGCTATTTGGCGTTCCAATGGTTAACCCAACAGTGGCATTGTCTTCTAAGAAAAACTTGCCGTAGTTACCGTTTGGGGTTACTCCAGAATCACCAGCAGAACCATGAATTAATGCACTAGGACTAGTTGTACCTATACCCAATCGTCCTGATGAGTCTATTCTCATGCGTTCTGTTGAACCTGCTGAACCTGTGCCAAAAGATAAAGCACCAGTGCCTCCAGTGCCTTCGGAAAACGCATTTATAAAAGCATTTACCCCAGCGTTGTTAAGGTCTTTTGTTTCAAATTCAATTTTTCCAAAACTTTGGTTTGCTTGTGTAGTTACATCAGTATCAACAAATCTTAGTGTATTATTGTTTGCACCGCCTGAATTAGATGCTGATATTGTTAGTCTTTGACTAGGTGAGCTTGTGCCAATTCCAACTTTTCCTGAAGTATCTATTCTCATGGCTTCTGTAGAGCCATTAACAACCATTCTCATAATTTTTGATGCAGTTAAATCTAATACTGAAACACCACCTGATGAATTGCTACCAATACTTCCAACTACTGAGCCATTTTTTGCAAACTTAACAAGTTCCCCATCAGATGTTTTTCTATTTAAATATAAAGGCTCACCACCATCTCTAACAAAAGATGCAAAACCTGAACTTCCATCAAATCTAAATCCAACTGTAGTATTATCTACAGCAGTCTTACCCACCAACAATCTACCTGAAGCATCAAATCTTCCATATTCAGTTTCTGATGTTCCGTTATGACCTGCAAACTTTATAACACCATTGCTTGTAGCGTTTCTTGAGGTTAGGGTTGTAGTTCCTGTAATGTGGTTTAGTTCAGCTAATTTGCCTGAACTGCCTACATCTTCCAATCTTAATATTGGTGGAACACTGCCTATAGAACCACCTGTGATTGCTAAGTCTGCACCTGTAGTACCATAAGTTAATGTGGTTTCTGCATTTAAAGTTCCAGCGTTTGCAGTACCAGTAATAATTCTATTGTCAGCGTTGTTGTTTATAGTAAAGCTGTTTGCATCTACATAAGCCTTTACAGATTGCTGTGTTGGTAATAGCGTTGGAGAATCAGATGACATATCATCTTGATCTACAAAGCCTGTTATGGTTATTGTGCCATCTGATAGGCTTCCGAAGTTTGCTGTACCTGAAAGGTGAAGGTCTTTGAATCTAACACCTGAATTTCCTAAATCAACTGCTGCATCTCTACTAGCACCTGTTGTACTATTCCAAGGAGTAATATTATCTAAATCACCTGCAATTAAAAGACCAGCATCACCACTTCCTATATGTAATCTTGTATTACTAGTACCAATACTTCCAACTTTTAAGCCGTCTTTTTCCATGTAGATAATGTCGCCATCGCTACCATCTCTACGCAAATAAAAAGGTAAGCCAGAACGCCTAGCATAAACCAAACCATTTTGCTGTAACGTAATGCCTGTAGAACCATACTGAGAGGTAGTACCCACCAACACATTCCCTGATGAGTCTATTCTCATGGCTTCTGTAGAGCCAACTAAAAAAGCTAAATCACGAGATGAACTACTGGCATTTGATACCCTAGAGTAAATTCTATTTGCGTCAGAACTGGGAATAAATAAAAGTGCACCTGAAGGGCTTGTTGAATTTTCTACAGTATACTGACCAATAATATGAAGATTACGGTTAGGCGAACTTGTGCCTATTCCAACTTTGCCTGCATTACTTATTGTTAAGTATTCATTAGAAGCTGTTTGGTCGTATATTCTAAATCTACCATCAGATTCAATAAGTTGCATAAATACATGATGGTTAGTAGTAGCTAAATCTAATCTTGCAGCAGTAGAAGCACCAGTAATTTTTGCTATTGCATCTGCACCACCATTAACTTCAAGCGTTGTGCTTGGCGAACTTGTACCTATTCCAACTTTTCCTGATGTATTAATGACTAAATGATTTGCAGTTATAGAGTCGTTAGATAAGAAAACATTGCCTGTGTTTTTATCAGAACCCAAATATGCTGAGTAGCTACCGCCTAAACTAACCTGCTGTCTAATTTTTATAGCGTTGCGATTATTTGCTGTGTAATCAGTATTATCAAACTCTGCTGAAATTATGTTACCAGCTGTTGCTTGTTGAACATCTAGCTTAGAAGTTGGCGAACTTGTGCCAATTCCAACGTTGCCATCAGGTGCTATTCTTAAATGTTCACTATCTGTTTCACCAAATACGATTGGGTCTCCAACAGTTGACCTAAATTGGAAAGCACCGCCATTGTAATTAATATAACCTCTATCAGAGTTTGCACTTCTTTCTACAACCAATCCTTGTGCTACGCTGTTATCTACAGAAGTTTTTATATGTAAATTTGAAGCTGGTGAGGTTGTGCCTATTCCAATTAAGCCATCCTTCGTAATTCTTAACCTTTCACTTCCGCCATCGCTATTGAAAGTTAAGTCCATATCATCAGTACCATTGGCAATACCTCTAATACTAAAATCAGTATTTGTAGTGCCTACTCTTGACCTAAACAACATACCTATCTGAGAACCAACAGTTGTATTATTGTTGTCTATTTGTATAGCGTAATTCTCACCTGATGCTGAGTCACTTCTAACATGTAATGGATTTTGTGGTGATGTTTCTCCAATTCCAACATTACCTGATGAGTCTATTCTCATGGCTTCTGAACCAGCATTTGACTTAGTTACTTGAAATTTTAATCCTGATGACCTTAACGCTGCTGTACTGTAGTCA